CGCTGCTCTTGTGCTGGGAGCTTGTAAGAATCTCTCATTCTTCCGATAGCTTCCTTGGCATTCTGAGCATCAATCTTCAGTTGAAGCTGAGCCATCTTAACTTCCTCCTCACTGTAGATGTCAGGATTCAGTTTGTACTTGCCTTGCATGAGGGTACTCACCTCGTCAGCGGTCAGGTTGTTGTACTCCGTGGCCATGTGAATGCGGACAGCATTGAAGTCATCCATCTCGGATGGGTTCAAGCGCTGATATGCAAACCAGTCCTCTGGAGATCTACCAGTCTCGCTGACAAACCGTGCGATAGCATCCACACGCTCGTCAAGTTGTTGTTGTTGAACTTCAGGCTGAGTAAAGTCTTCGAACGAGTTGAATTCTCTACCGAGCCTCTCGCTCATGTACTTGAGAACCATCTGTTCAGCGTCTTGATCAGTGAAGTCAGGTTGCTGTGTAGTGGCAGGCTCGGGATCCACTTGCGTGGGTTCCTGAACTTGCTGAGGCTCTGGAGTGATCTCGGGGGCAACAGCTTCCTCTTGAGGCTGTTCTCCGAAACTAGCTGCCAGATCCTCTACGTTGTCAAAGAACTGAATCCCAGGGGATGATTCCTGAGATTCTGATTGTGTTTCGACTTGAGGCTGCTCCACTTGTTGTTCTACCTGTGGAGCTTCGGTAGATTGAATTTGCTCTTCCATTTGAATTTAGTTTTATCCGATGTATGCGATGCAGCTGCCGCTGTTCAGCTCGACCTCTGTCCATCTCCCGTAAACGGTAACCCCCTTAGGAAAGACAGCTGTCACTGGAACCTCGACCCCGCCGCTTCCCTCCACAGCAGTCTCACTGCCAGACGCGAGGTCGTTGGCAGCATGATCTGTGTTGAAGAAAACGTTCTCGTCCTCTGCGACCAAACCACCAGTCGCATCAAAGGTGCAGTCCTCAAGCATGGTGATTGCGATGAACCGCATGCCAGTAGGAGGCTTGATTGCGTCGGCGGTGGTAGCGTAAACAGAACCAAGCTGCCCGAAGGCAACTTGATTTGCTGAGGCTGTGTTTGAAAGTTTTGCCATTAGCTCAAGATTGTTGATGAGTCATCCAAACCGAAGACAGCATACTCGATCACCTGATCGACGTCTGTGCCATACACCTTGAATGTCTGATCGTTTGGAACTGGGATGAAGGCGAACTCGCCCCCACCGATCTTTGCGATCTCAGGATCGTCTGTCGTTGTATCGGCCCACAGGTAAACGAACTTCTCCAAATCTGTAGCCAAGTTCTTGATGTACAAGTAAGCACGATCAAGCTTGTCGCTGGCCTTGTAGACAGTAGGGTTCCCTGTCGCAAGCGCTGTGCCTGCAACCTTAACCCTAGTCACGCTACCAGCATCAGCCGTGAAAGTCTTGGCAGATGTGATGTTCACTGGCGTAGCCAGCACGTTACTAGTCGAGAGCGATACAGATGCTCTGACTGTACCCATTACTCTTCGAAGATCAGGAGGTACTCGAGGGTCATCGCTGTAGCCACAGACGGAGTGATGACGATGTCATCGGTGTCAGCGGCAGGAGACCATGGGAGCAAGCACCAGTCGCCAGCGTAGATTCTTCCGAGAGACTCGGGAGTTCCAGTGGAGTCACCGATGCTCACGGTGAAGTACTCAGAAGAGACCGTGCTTGGGTTAGCCAAGTAGACCTTGTGAGCCTTTGCTCCTTGACCGTAGTCAGCTCCGTTGAAGAGGAGTTGATCAGAGGTTGACTTGTAGATCTTACGCGCAACACCAGTCGTCTGATCCAATCCCGTAACCTGTCCAGCCTTGTTGAGTGTAGCTGTTCTTGAGAGGGACAGAGCATCAGCCGTCAAGTCTCCGCTAGAGATCGTTACAGATGCAGTAGTAGTTGCCATCGTTTGTTATTGTTGAGATGTTTGGTGCAAATATATGAATAAATCACCTGTGCCGCCTTGCGATGCGCCTGGCTGCTTTAGGCTGTCTGCTGTGTTGCTTACCCGCCTTGGTGTCCTTTCTTTTCTTAGCACTCGTTGCCTGATACTGTTCATCAGACATCTCCTTGATGGCAGCCTCGGGCAGGTATCGTTCCCCTGTAGCATCCGCGCCCTGAGTCGATGGCTTACCACTCTTGGTTCTCCACTTCTGAGCAGTCCACATCTTGAGGGACTTCTGTGACTTCTTGAGACTCATCAGTTCCTGTATCCTCCTCCTGCAGCCTTGTAAGCCTTGGCAACCATCTGAGCCTTTCTTGCTGACCACTTGCCAGGCCTTCCACCCTTGCCTCCTCTGAGGATTCTGTTAAAGATGCGCTTGCGCAGACCAGGCTTGGTGTAGTTGCCAGCCTCATTCACTCTGCTCTCTTTTTTAGCCATGACTCACTTGTTTGAACTTTGCCTTGGCAACAGCCCCAGGATGCGGTTTGTACTCCCCTTTCATAAGGAAGTACCTCCCGTTTTCTTGCATCCAGTGATAACCAGATGGTGGGTCTACCTCAACAGCCTTCTGCGAAATCTTGAGCTTACCACCCTTGTTGTACTTGACTGCGTTCATTACCACTTCTCTTTGTTGGCCCAGTAAGCTGCACTCATCTTGCCCTTGGCAATGTTCCTTCTGTGACGAGCCTTGAAGGACTTTCGCTGCTTTGCGTTCTGATTCGTTTTGGCTCCTTGCTCTCCGAAACGAATGAGCTTGACTCTGTTCCCCTCTTTAGCCAGTACGATGTGCGACTTCTTAGGATGCTTGGGAGTGCGCTTAGCTTTGTTTACACCAGCCAGCCCATACTTCTTCAGCATGTTCTTGATTCTGTTCCCTACTGCGCTTGGAGATCCCATGATGCAAATATAATCAGCTAAGGATTATGGGTTTGACTCGTGCTCAGTGCTGCTAGACCCAAGATCTGTAGCCGTGTCGAACTCAACAACAGTTGTCACGTGAAAGTAAGTAGTGCTAGTCAAGTCAGCGGAGGCCTGAATGCCTATGGCGCACAAGTCTCCAGCCTCAAAATGCTGGGCGTTGTCGAACACAAAGTGAAAAGTATGATGGTCGTCAGTATCAGTGACAGCCAAAGTCTCAGTCTCCTCTTGTGTAAAGCTGCCTGGGGCAAAAATGTTAGCTCCAGTTGCGGCTGTATTAACATCTATCGTTAGGTCGCCATTACCTGTGACGGTTGCGATACGAACAGACACTGACACAATTCTGCCGTCGTATGGCATAAGCATAGCAGCCTCTTCCTGATAGATCGTAGTCTGCTCGTTAATATCCTTCCAAGGAAGGAAGTGCTTTGTAGTCGCCATGTCGTCGATGAACGACATTGAGTGGACCTGCTTGAACTTTGAGGTATCGCTAAGATCGTTGTAGCTTCCGCTGGTGGCCACTGTTGCGAGTGTAGTCGGTGTTGCGACTCCGCTTGCATTACCGATCCAAGTCTGACCGTTAGGGATATTCGGGACGTCGTTAGAACGTCCAGCACCCATGACAATACCAGAGATCTTGTTGCCACTCGTGTTCACCTTGATGATGATACCGAGGTTTTGTATGGCATTCGTCCCTGTTGGCTTAGTCGTAGTCCACCCACCCGAAGCCCCTAAGTAAACAGTCTGACCCTCCGAATAGATAGAGGCGTCAGGAACGTTTACGTTGTTGATGAAACCAAGAGCAATACCCAACCCCTCACCCTCGTCAGCGAGGTCTTGATCCAAGACAAAGTGAGCGGGGTAGTTCGTAGCTGCATCAGCCGCAATCACCTCAGCCTGATTACCGACAGATCCTGTGACATGAACAGGAGTACCCTTAACAAGGGTTCCTCCACTCACGTTCTTTACGTTCTCTGAGATGGTCTTTGGGTACGCAAAAGAAACCGACCCAGCACCGTCTGTGATGAGGACTTGACCATCATCACCGTCAGCAGAGGGAAGAGTGTAAGCACTCCACTTCAGATCATAATCACCGCCACCGTCTTTCTGAAGAAACTGATTGTCAAAACCACCAGAGATAACACCAACCCCTGCAGCCCCTTGCACCCCAGTCTCTCCCTGAGCACCAGTATCACCCTTAGGTCCCTTCGAGGTGACCGTAATAGTCGAGGCTGTTTCTGGTGAGATCTCTACGCTCGTAGAAGAAGCTACCGTGATGTCAACAGACGTCGGGTCTTGACTTGTGATTGTGATGTCACTCATCGAGCTACGTTTGAGCTAGACCCTTCCGATACGTCGCCGTTGACTCGGAACGTGCCCCTCAAGATCGTAGTGTGTTCGTCGATGTTGGTGGTTGCGTTTGGCTTGATCTGCTGAAGGTCGTACACGTACAGGCCAGCAGGGACCTCTCTCATCGTAGCAGGAAGAGCTGTGATCGTGAGGTTGCCGCTGTCGTCCACTGTGAACGGCTCAAAGCTGCTCTCCTGTCCCTTGGCATTGGTGGCCCTACTTCCGATGTCTCTAGTCCCAAGGATCAATCCGCTGGACCCTTTAGCTCTGGCTGAGTCTTGATCAGATCTAACCTGCATGGCAAACCTGTAGTTGTCGGTTGACAACGGCAGCGCATCACCAGCAGAATCTTTCAGGGTGAGAGTCAAAGAGAACGTATCCCCTTGTCGACAGATGATGTCGAGTCTTTCGCTTACGTCTAGGTTTACTTTGTTTGCCATATCAAATCATAGGTTCGTTACCCTTTCTCTTGTCGATGAGCTTTGCCTGCTCCTCCGCTTGCTTCTTGACTCTGTTGTCTTTCTTGGTCTCCTTGAAGACTTCAATCTTCTCCTTGAACTCCTGATCGTCGGTCTTGAACCCGAGGGTTGCTTGAGCTCTGATGAGTTCGATCTCTCTTCTGAAGCCGTGCTTGATCTCCTCAAGCTGCATCTCCATCTGAGTCTTGAGTTGCATCTTCTGCTGCTCGATCTGGAACTCCATCTGCATGCGCTGCTGCTCTGCCTGTGACGCTGCCTCTGCAGCTTGCTGAGCCTGCTGTGCTTGCATCTGAGAGTTCTGCTGGGCCTGAGCCTGCATCTCCTTCATGCGCTTCTTGCGACGGACAACCAACAGCCTCTCAGCCTGATTGATGTCCTTGAGCCCTCTGATCGCCATAGCGTCTTCGAGGTCAATCTCTTTCTGCGCAAGAGAGGCCTGGATGTTTTGTTCGAGGTAGATCTTCTCCTGCTCCTCCATGTCCTTCTGAACGGTGACGCCGAAGTTGAACATTGGCAGGTCTGAGAATCCAGACAGTGCATTCATGTTCTCCTTGCCAATCGCATTCATGTAGATCTCCATCAAGAGAGACTCTGGTGGGATGATCTGCAGACACTTCACGATGTCCTCGCACACCTGCTTGAACAGGACAGTGGATGCATTGGTGATGTCGTACGTGGCGTTGTTGCCTGCCGCGATAGCTTGCTGCTGAACCCCAACCAATGTGTCCCCCTTCGGAGTAGACGCATCCATCATCTCGTTGATACCCGTCGTGTCACGGATCATGTTGAGATAGTGGTTGTAAAGCGTGATGAGCTCGTTGATGTTGCGGATGCTGTTGGGGATCTGCTGGATCGGTGGACCCTGGAATCCTCCCTCGGCATTCTTGCTTCTGTAGTAGAAGACACCAGTCTGCTCGTAGATGTCATGAAGCTCCAGTGGTTGAAGCTCCCCACCCTTGCCGAGCTGTACATTCTCCAACCCCTCGATGTCAATGATCAATCCATCAGGCTTGGCCTTGGCGATGGACTGTTGAATCTTCAGGTGCGTGATCTGGAGCATATCTGCGAAACCAATGCAGCTATCCACCATGGACTTGGGCATCATGTCTCTGAGGTTTGTTGCAACCGCAGAGTACGACAGCCTAGCTCTGGTGATGTCGTGCATGTTTCTTGGGACGTTGGTCTTCAGACCGTATCCGATCAAGTAGTCGCAACCCAGGACGAGCATGCCCCCGTAGACAGAGGTGATCTCCATCTTGTGTGGACGGCGCTCGTACACGCCCTTGCCAGACTTTTCCTTGTACTCAAAACCTTCGTAGTAGAATCCAGTGTTCCCATGCCTGTTCTCCTTCTCCTCGAAGTACATGCAGTCGACAGAGAGGTACTCGAAGTCAAGCACATCCACCATGTACTCATCATAACCGTAGACATTCCTGCCCATGGTCTGATCGTAGTACACTTGGCTCATCTTGGAGAAGTCGCCGTTGTAGCTCTTGGACTTCTCAGCGATCTTTCTGTACTGCTCCTCGTCCAGCTCGTCACCAGCAAGCCTCTTCAGCTCCTGAATGGAGATGGTTCTGATGTGACCAGCGTAAGTGATGTCAGAGAAGTTAGGGTCCTCTGTAGAGCTGTGAATAAACTTCACAGGATCGACGTAGTCAGTCTTGATGCCGTAGTTAGGATCGTTTGATCTCTTGACCACAGCCATACCGCAAGCGACCAAGTCCTGCACGCAACGACGGAAGATGTTGTCGTTGAAACTGTTCCACTCGAGCGTAAGGTTGGTGGCCACCTGACCAGCGACCTCAGCGTCGGTCTTGATGTTTGTGTCCAGCAGAATCTCCGCCTCCTCAGGTGAGTCTGGGAGCTTGTCTGGATCCTGATCCAACACCAACCCACCAGTCATGTCCTTCAGCTGCTTGAGCTGATCCTTCATCTGAACCTGATTCATGATGCGCTTCTTGTGCGCATTCTTGGCAGACGACGACAGAGGGTCGATGGCCTCAAGGTTCGGGTAGGGGTTGCGCGACAGGATCTTGTTGACCACGATCCGTGCAAACTTGGGAAGGATTGGGACTGGGGTGTAGTCGAGATTCACAAGAGACCCATCCCCGTTGTTGGGGTCTAACGATGTGAGGATCTGCTTGTACACAGTTGTGTCTTGCACCCCATTCGCGTAGTCTCTGTTCTTCTCAAATACCTGTGAGCGTCTCCTGTACAGGGACTGCTCATCTTGAATCTTACCCCACTGGTTCTCAATAGCCTTCGCATACTTCAGCCCGTAGTCCTTGGAGATCTTCGTCTCCTGAGACGCCAAGGGGTCGGGGAAGTTTTTAGAGTGCTTCTTATTTCCGTTATACATTCCGCGAAGTCAAGGGTTGCATGCAGATGCAAATATAGTGGAAATGCAGCTGTTACTTGAATCTCCTAAAGAACACCTTGTCTGAGAAGTTCGCAGGAGCCTTCTTGGGTTTCGCTTTCTGAGCAGCGAGCAAGGCCAGCCCCGAACTGATCGTCAAGTCAAACTTGGTTCGGTTGTCGATCTTGTACCCAATCCAGTCCTCCAGGGTGCTGTTGAAGTACATCTTCCCGAACTCCCCTGTCTCCCTGTTTACACCAACGTGGTTGTGTATGTAGGACTCAATGGCATGAGCGTGAGACTGAATCACATCCTGAGAGTTTGACGGGATACCCTTTGTCTTTGTCTTCGCACTGCCACCAGTGGTGAGATGGTTGGGCCGATCCATCAAGTATCCATCGTAACCTCTTGACTCGAAGTACCTTGCAATGCCGTACTTGTTGTTCTCAATTAGGATTGGGTAACCGTAAAAGAACGCAGCCTTGAGTACGTCCTCGTAGAAGATTTTGGCTAGAGGCGGACGGGACGCATACTCAACAACAAACATGTTAGCAGGATGCTCCATGTGAAACTTGTTGTACAAGTGTAGCGCTCCTTTCGACCCCCGTCCATCGACGGTGGCATCAAGGTCGTAGGAGTCAACCCCGCCTACCCCTAGCTCTGCATTCGGTGGTACGAGCTTGCCACGAAGCTCAAGCTTTTTATTTCTCAGTTCTGACGGTGGCATCCAGGCCACCTTGAATCTTCCGTTCGGATCTGGGTCGAACAACACCTCCGTGTCTTGGACACCGTCTTTCCAGACGAAGTTGCCTCTGACCACAGGGTTGGGGAACAAGTCCTCGTTGTACTGAATCTGTTCGTAGATCTGACCCACGTTGAACAGACTACCGTCGATGCTATCCCTGAACGCTTCGTCAGTGCTGAAAGGGAACTGTCTTGTTACCTCGTTAAGTTCTGACGGATCATCCTTGAGACTATCCCTTTCATTCTTGAGATAGGTTTTAGCACCAATAGCAATACTGTCGCCGTCAAGCCCGTCCACAGGGCTATTAGGATCATCAACGACGGGTCTTCCATGCGCATCAAAAAATCCTTCAAGTGATTCATAAGCTGGGATGAATAAGCGGTAGAGTCCCGATCGGGTTCTTCCGTTTGCGTTTCGTTCTGTTGGGTTTGAGTCGGCCCAGAGATCTTTGTACTCCTTACCTCCTTTGTCCATGGGGTTCACAGTAGAGCCCACCATAGCCTTCCCCACAATCTTACGACCCACGATAAGACACGTACGCTGTATCCTCCAAGCGTCACGAATATCCGTAGGCCTCTCCCACTTGCCAGCCTCATCCAGGTAGAGGATGTGAAGCTTCTCACCGTCGTATGCGTTGTTGGTGGTGTTCTTCCAGTTGATTACCGTATTAAGAGCCTCGCCCGTCTGCGAAGTCTTATTGTTCTTCGTGATTCTCTTACTCGGCTCGCGAAAAGCCAACTCCATGCGTGGGTTAGTGGTACCATCTTGAATGGGTTTAAAGAAGAAGGGGTAGTGACGAAACATTTGCACCACCTTCTTCATGAAGATATTTTCTTGCGCGTCCTTACCAGTCTTGGACTGGATTCCTAGGAGCTTGTCTTTAACCTGTGTGGCTTCGTCAAGAAGCACAGACGAGCAGATATTCGTGTACCCGCTACGTCTGCACTTCGTATAGAGCTGTCCGATGCATCTCGGATCTGCCTCACACGCAGCTAAATGTAAGAAAATTTCTCTTTGGAACTCAAGATAGTCTGGATA